ATACGAATCTAGTTCCCAAGATACCTAGTGTTGTGTTCTTAACCTTTAATCTATACTCTTCTAGCTCAGCAGCAGAAGGTGGAATTAAAGTCTCAACTCCATCAACCATTTCATAGCGTTTAGGAATACCATTACCTGAAGCCTCAAGATAGGTTACTGCCTTACGCCAAGCTGATGCGTATTGAGAATCTCTTTCGTTTTGATCCATAGCAGCATATAATCTATTTATATGTGCTGGTAAAAATGCAGATAAAGTAGATTGATCTACAGCATACTTACCTAAAGCATATCTTGTAACTGTATCTGCTGCACCAGGTCTAAATATATCAACTAGGTTTGAAACCATTGATATTGATACACCAGCTAATGGGCCAGATAATTGTGGAAGCATTGTGTCTGGGTTTAAAGATGGCGTTAACATCTTTACCTGTGCTCCAAAGTTTACTGGAAGAGGAGTTTTAAATTCAGCAGGAACACCTAATGCTGCCATAGTACTTCTAACGGCTGTATAGATTGCCTCCATACCAGGATATACGAAGTATGCTTCTCCTTGGTCATCTTCTTGTATCCAACCAGAGTGAGTTACACCTTCATAGGTAAGGCTTGCTTTAGCAATTGCTTCTGGATTGTAACGAACAACCCGATACATACGACGATAGAAGTCTTCTTGAGCACGGTAGAAACGAGCAAAGTTACGAATAGAAAAAGCCATTTGGCTTCTAACCATTGGGTTATCTATATATGCTAATGTCTGAAGTCTTGCGTTATCTTCTACAATTTCTGCTAATTTCTTTTTAGCAAAGCTCGTAGCCTTTTCAACTTTCTTTGCATCTGCAGGATCTACATTTTTTAAATGCGCTGCAATAAACGCTTCATCAAAACCAGATTTAGCAAACTGCTTACGGATTCTAATCATCTCAGCAAGTACAATAGGTTCACGAGATAAACGGGCATTAGCCTCACCAAGCCAGTTCCAACCTTTTTCAAGCAAGGATGAGGTTATATTACCTGACTCTGATACTGGAATAAGGTTAGGTCCTAGAATGTACCTAGGAACATCTGCCTCATTAGTGGGTAGATCATCTAGAGATATCTTTCCAGATACTCCCCATTCACCCGTTTCCTTATTAAAGGAACGTACCTTACTTAAAAGGTTTAGGTTTAAATCTCCGTTTTCCTTTTCAAAAATTTGTCTTGCTGATGCAACAATTTTTTTTGCGTGTTGCTCTTGAGTTACATTAAAATCTTTCCATCTAAAAGCATCTGCTACTTTTTTATTAGCAGGATCTGATAACCATTCTACAATTTTTGCTACAGCAACCTTTTCATTATCAAGATTTGCTACAGCAATTCCACCTAATTCATCATTGGCATAATAACCAATACGCATAGCCCAAGAGATTTTAGTTCCCTCATTGGCTAATGGAGCCATTCTAGTAAAGCCCGCTCTACCACGCTCTTTAGCCCAAGTTTCAGGAAGGTCAAACTTTAATTCTGCAGTACGAACACCGTGCTCACGAGTGAAGTTAACAGCACGAGATGTGTAATCAGTTCCAGCAAAGGCGTTCTTACCACCTTCAACTACATCTGCTAAAGCGTTATTAAGATCACCGTGAAGGATTTGTTCTGCTAATAATTGCTTCTCTTGTTTGTTCAGTTTTGATAAACCAACTGAACCAAAAAATGAGTTTAATTTACCTTCATTAATAGCACGAGCAGTTATAACTCTAGCTGCTTTAAGGGTTCCACCTGCTGCTTCAAATTCTTTAGCATAGGCCTCTGCTTCTTTTTTGTTGATAAAGCGAAGAGTTGCGCCTAATGGATTCTCTGCTGATTTCTTTAAACTTAAAACATCACTTACTTTAGTAGTAACACCTTTGGCTGTACGGATTCTAGTAGAAGCCATACGAGCTGTGGCAACTCCCCAAGGAGTTATATCTCCAACAGCAAGGTGTACCATTAAATCTTCTGCAGCATTACGAATAGCGTAACGAGGTCCAGCAAGAGTTAAGAAAGACCAAAGAGAGGTTGCATTTTCTACAAACTTGCTATTACCTAGACCTAATATTTTTTGAGCAAGTGCGGTACGAGATGCCAGTATATCAATGTCTCTAATGCTTGGAGCAGTAACAAAGTTAGACATATCAGATGCGATTAAACCAATAGATTCACCATTAGGCAGTAATGATGGATTATCAGCGCCACGACCTAAAGCATACAAAGCATCTGTTTTACCAGTTGCTTGACGTACTACACTGCTACCACCTTTGATAACATCCATACCACGAATGTCTGCAATGGTAGACCAAAGACCGTAAAATATATCTTTCTTTGTACCAACTGCCTCAGCAGATCTAAATGCTTCTGCAATTAATTTAGATTCTCTTTGAGGTAATACTGTTCGTGCTAAACGAAATACTTTTTCAGAAGCATCTTTAGCTGTGACATCCAATAGGTCATTTTCAAATAATGGAATAGCAGTAAATTTTGCTTTAAGATTATCAATTCTTTTTTGAATAAAAGACATTGAGTAACGAGCTACATCTTTAGACTTTGCTTCGTTCTTTACAAAACTAACTATTTCTTCTTTACCTTCAATTAACATCTTTGATATACCATCATTGGTAGCAGCACCGTTAAAGAACATATCATCTACAAAACTAGGACCGATACGATCTAGATTAAATACCTTATTAGTTGTAGTTACAGCTTTAATACGGGCTTGACGGAAAGTATCTAGTCTAGGAGCAAGAACTCTTTTGCGCCCAATAGCGCCCTTCATCATTTCACCTAGTTGTTCTGCGTTTTGAAAATATGCTTTAGCTGTTAAGGCATTAGTAACAGGAACATCTGCCTTAATAAAGTCTCTAACTACGGCTGGACCAAATTCTGGGGCAAGTGCTTTTAGTTGATTTTGAGCAGCAACTATTTTTACGGTCTCTCCGGTTTTTTCTGCCTTTGCTAATTCATCTAACTGCGCTCCATATGTATCCCAAAATTTAACAGCAGTTGGCTTAGCAAAATACTCTGCTATCTTAGTGCCACCTTTTTTGGCATCACCAAGAAGTACATCCACAGCATAATTCTTTACATCTAATCCTCTTTTTATTTTACCTATAAATAGAGTTGGATCTGCTTTTATACGAAAGGCTGCATCTACAGCGCCTGATATCGCTTTATAAAAGAATCCAGATCCCTCTAAATCTTTTGGTAGTATTAAGTTAGCTACTTGACGACCAGGAGAATACTTTGCTGCTTGAGCAGCGTCTAGAGCATCCTGCATTAAGCCTTGCTCTTCAGGTGTTCCAGCCTTTTTAAATGCTAACCTAACAAACTGCGCTTGTTCAGGAGTTGATTCTTTAATAATTTTTTCAGGTGCTTCTCCTGATGCAATTCTAATAGCAATATCCATTCGGTCATTACCGAACTTTGCTTTAGCATCTTCAATACGATTAGGATTAAATACCTTATCGCCATTGTCATTAGCAATATCCCAAGCATTACCAGCTCCAAAGATTGGTTTACTTTGGTCTAATGCAATAATACCAGTACGATATAAACGAGTTGAAAGATCAGATAGTTCTTGAACTCCAGTAAATAAAGCGCCACCTGTATAGTGCCAAGCAGTTCCTAACCAGCCACGATTTGGCTTTTCAACAGGATCTTCTTCGCCGGCAGTTTCAATTAATGCTTGTTGTTGACCTGGTGTTTTTTCTTTATATACAGTTTTGGCAACATTAGAAGGAAGATTAGATAATTGTCTATGAACATTAAGGATTTTATTTAAGTCATCTATTTTCTTTTGTTCTGCGGGAGGTAATCCTGCAGCAAAAGAAGCTGATTTCAAATTCTCAGCCACTACTGACCTCTAGCTAGAGCCTGCTGATATAATATTGCGACTTCACCAGTTGTGTCATACGGAAGCATTTTTGCTAATATATCTGAAACTCTTTCAGTTGATTTTGTCATCATTAGTGCTGCAGATGATGGTCCTTCACCAATATCAATACCAGATGTAATTGGCTCTGATGATCTTTCTGATGGTGCAAATAGTGGAGTTACTGGTCTGTTTGGAATTGGATTAGCAGGTCTTCCGCCTACATTATCTGCAATACCACGAGTTGATGCTAATGGAGACTCTGATTGAATTGCTGCTGTCTCTACACCTTCACCGTATGAAGTTGATCCTAAAGACATATCTGTTCTTTTGGAGAATTTACCAGGGCCTGATGCTCCTGCTAATGGGCCTCTTGCCATTATTCCTCCTTTAAAGTTTCTAAATCTTGTGCGAAGTCTTGCCAGACCTTCGTCTCATAAGTTTTTTGGTTTGAATGATAGATAGCTAATTGGTGCAGATCATCTGCAAGTGCTTCTATCACTGATGTTAAGTTTAAAAAGAATCCTGATACTATTACTAAATAATCAGACAAGCGCACTGGGCGATTAAGATTATTATCTTGGTTCACCCAGTGCTCCTATCACTAAATAATTTAACCCTTTTTTGCTGATGGGCCTTTACGACCTGCTGGTGTGTATCCGAAGAATACTTTTCCAGTTGTTGGTGCTGGTGCGTTCTTTGGCTCTACAGGCTTTGCTTCAACTGCCTTAGCTCTTGATCCTTTGTTCATTTATTCACCTCCCTTATTATGCTGCGCCGCCGATAGAGGCGAGTAATTGTGCGATATCTGGTTGAGGTTGACCAGCAGCAGGGGCCTCTCCGCTTTGTTGTTCTGGAGTTGGCTGCGAGGCAGGAACGGGGGCCGCTCCTGCTACTGGAACTTGTTGTTCAGGCATCATTGGTGCAGGAGCCACTGGCTCCGGTGCAAATGCCTTAGCAATAATCGTTTCTAGTTGTAATCCTTTTTGTCTACCCGCAATGACATCAGCGATCCTAGTAATAACTTGAGATGGGTCTTGACCCTGCGAGGCAAGCATTGGTATAGCTTGAGCATACTGGGCAACAGCAACACGAAGAGAATCACGCATTTCTTCAATGTCCACCCTTTGTTCTTCTTGTGTGACATTTAACTCCATAGGGATTTCTCGGCGAACATAATCTCTTGACACTAACTTATCGCTACGCATTTGTAGTAATGCAATGATGGCTCGGTTAGGATCCATACCAGACATAATGCCGTAACGTACATCTACACCATACTCGCCTTTAATATCACGAGATGGAATATATTTAAGTGTATAAGGTGTACCGTCATCGGTTCCCTTAATTTGCTTAGTTACATTACCAAAGATCTTCTCATCTACTTCAAAGCATAGAGATACCATCTCAGTAAACAAGCGAGCAAACTGTGCTTGCGCTGCTTTAACCTGTGTATCAAATCCTGCTTGTAGTGCTTGTACACCACGACCAGTTACAACAGAGGCATCAATATTACCTGAGCGAGTTTCTGGATAACGAGCACCCATACGAAGTTCACGCTCTAATACACCAGACTCTGTAAATACACCTGCTGGTAGTTCTAGTGGAACTCTACGAATACCTTGTGGATTAGCAGAACGCATAATCGCATCTGGTCCAAGTGCAAGTTCTTGTACATCTTGTGGAATAGCAATAGGTGCTTGAATAGATTTCTCAGCAGCTTGAATCTGCAATACTGCAAAGCGAGCACGGGCTAACTGAACAGATAGGATGTCATCAAACTGACCACGAGCCTCACCATCTAATGATGATCTCATTGCTACATTTGCTAGACACTTACCTACTGGGTTAGGTACATTAGCTAATATTAAATTCTGACGTTCTGGTAGGAATATTAAGTCTTGATCTTTGTCGTGGTAGCGAACCAAAGATACTGATGGGGAACCCTGTTGCCATCTATTGTGTGGCATAATCTGGGTAGCGT